TGTAAGCACGCCCACAGCTTTCGCACTTATGCACGTTGCCTGAGCTTTTTGTCGAACCACCACATGGACACTGCATTAACTACCTCCCTAAACTCACAAAGTCCTCGATCGACAGACCGAATCGCTCGCTCATTTGAACCACGCGACTCAGCCGCCAATCACTTTGGGTGCGCCACCTGCTGATCTCTTGGCGTGGTACGCCCAAGTCTCTAGCCAGTTGCACATTACTAATGCCGTACTCAAACTGCGCCCTGCGTAGCGCCTCGCCACAGTTAGAAAGGGATGTCTTCATTATCAAAACCCCCATTGTTTTGTTGCGGCTGTGCCTGCGGCTTTGACTCTTTGCTGTCTAGCATTTGCATCTGAGCGCCGACGATCTCTGTGGTGTAGCGATCCTGACCCGACTGGTCTTTCCACTTGCGCGTCTGTATCTTGCCTTCGACGTACACCTTTGAACCCTTCGACAAATATTCGCCAGCAACCTCTGCCAAGCGGTTGAACATGACAACCTTGTGCCACTCTGTCCGCTCTCTCATCTCGCCTGTCTGCTTGTCCTTCCATGACTCGCTGGTTGCGACACTAAAGTTTGCGACTGCACCGCCCTGCGGCAGTACGCTCGTTTTAGGGTCATCGCCTACGTTGCCGACGATAATTGCCTTGTTTACTCCTCCAGCCATTACAATGCTCCTTTGGGGTTTTGCTTCATGCACTTAACTTCGTGCGTGGTGAATATGCCGCCCTTGCTGTAGGCGCGACTAAACTTCTGTTTAACCTCGTTGGGTGTCTCCTCAATGATGCACCGCAACGTGTCCCACTCCTCATTGACTACCGCCGACTTGATACTGGCGACGAAATCAAAATGCTCGTCAATAGCATGGATGTAAGCGACCAACTGCGACTCCAGTGACTCGGTAAACTCGTCCGACTCGTCTTCTGAGTACACATCACCAGCAACGCCAATCAGCTTCAAAATGACGCGATCTTTGGCACGTTTCTCTGCCATCGCAAACGGGTAATCATTGCGGCAATTCTTGGCAGACACCTCGCCAATCGACCACTCCTGACGATCACCTAGCCTACCCGTCACCTGTATGACGACCTCTTTGTTGGCGGGGTTGGTCAGTAGGTGAACGGGCGCGTCAAACTCGATGCCCTTTTTTGCGGCAATCTTTTCCAGCGCCTTGTGCTTTACGACAGGTGTGCCGTGACAATCCCATGTTGCAGAGCCTACAGTCTCGTCAACTTCTTTAAGCGCCTTCTGCAGGTCGTCAGGTATCTTCTTAGACATTAGTCACCCCTGCCATTTTCGTACTCGTAGCAGTCAGCATAACCAGAGTTGTACGCGTCCGACTGCCCCTCCTTGTGCTGGATGCCCTCTTCCCAGTCAGTCCAGCCACGGATAAAGTCCTGCTCGGCAAGCTCTAAGAAGTCGGCTAACCGATTCTCCATGTGTACCTGCTGTGCTGATTTAGGTGTGCGAACGCTCAACGCTCGCAGTGCATCTAAGCTACCAGCAATAGCATCCATGTCTTCTTGCGAAATGAGCTTTGGCTCTACAAATTCCTTGTTCATCATCGCCCTCCTCAAAATACTTCGCGTTCAAGATTAAGAACGTCGCCAATCATGGCGTCGTAAATCTGTCTTAGCTGAATGACCGACTGGCCTTGGATGTCAGTAAGACCGTAGTGAAGATCGGCTTTTTTAAGCTCTCCAAGCGCCTCTTCAATATGATCAAGGATCTCGCTGTATTGCGTGATCGCGTCCTCTGAATACATAACCCCTCCGTTTGTTGTGTTCCACATGGAACATTTATCAGTATACGCATATTTTGTTTGTGTGCAACTTTTTATTTCTTATCACAAAAAAGGTTGACGTGATCTCGCAGAAATGCAAAGATGTTTTTGTCAACTGAGAGGAGAGATGACAATGTACATAGATAGCTGGTTTATCACTGAGGTTTGGTACTGCGATCAAGAAGGTTGGAACACTTGGATGGTCACAACCAAAAACGAGGAAGGCGACTGCCTTGGTGAGTCAGAGTATTTTCACCGCAAGGCTGACGCTGTAGATTTAGCCAAGGCTTATTTAGATTCAGGTCGATGCCGCTTTATGGCGGTTGAGAAAAAGAACGGCGTACACCAGTACGTCAAGATGGCCGCGTAAGCGGCCCTAGCCGTAGGTCCACATCACTGGCGTGGTCGTTCGCATATCGACATGGACGAAGGTGCGAGCCACGCCAATCCCACCAAAGCCCATGTCTAGGGCTTCTCGCACGATCTTCATTCTCTGCTCGCCGTTAGCCACAGCAATGTCAGCCGCGATGCCCTGCGTGTGTGTTCCGCCTTTGGTCTTGCTACGCTCTGCCGTATGCTCAACCGATCTAAAGCCGCTCGTCACCGTAAAGCTGAACCCGCATCGCTCACGTAGCTCGTCAAGCATAGTTATGAATTCTGGCTTCATTCGATTTTCGCCAGTCTCTCGACAGCGAAACTCTGACTCGTGAAAATACTTGTAGCTCATTTTTCTCTCGATACGCCTTTGGTCTTTTCGTAGCTTCGCATAGCGCCTAAGCCTAGCATACCCATAAGGACGGGCATCATTGTCTCTAAGTCGATCAGTGGGATGGTCACATCTATCGCCAGCAGTGCGAGTACAAAGTTAGTAAAGGGTATGACCATAAAGTTGCCAGTCATGCCCAATACACAGCACCAGCCTACAGCAGGACGCCAGCCCGATACGAATAGCGACTTGTGTGCCGCCTCTACCTTGTTGACCTCTAGCTGTGCTTTGGCAAGCTCCTGCGCGTGCTTTTCAGCCATCGTGCTGATCTCGTGCGCGAGCTTTGCTTTCTGGTCTTTATCCTCAACAAACTTGTCCAGCAGTCCAGCAACTGGCCCAACTAGCGATTGCCACATGGTTTAGTCCTTGATTAGTACGATGTCAAAGTTTGCAGTAACTCGTGCGTCGTTGCCGCTGACCTCGTTGACGCGAATGTCGATGTCGGTTTTCTCAGGCACTGTTAGGGGTGCGATAAAGTCGTAGCGGTAGTGACCATCTGACTCTGCGATATGGGCAATTCTAAACGGCTTGCCTGCCAGTCGGTGGTACATGAGCATCTGGCAAGTCTTCGTCCCGTCGATAGTTGCATCAAGCGACACTAGATAGCCTGTAAAGCCTCTAGGGATCGTGTAGACCGCCATGAGTGTCTGTGCATACCCTGCCGCTATCTGCGCCACAATCGTCCCTGACGCGCTCGTAACGCGTGCCTCGATGTCACCCACGTTTGTTGCGTCGTAGGTCATGCGGAAAACGCGCAGGAATTGGTTAGTCGTGGTGACTGCGGTTAAGCCTGTCAACGTGACTGTCTCAGTGATCTCGTCGTAGTTAGCGTCAAGACCCTCAAGCGTTAGCGTCGTGGTGTCGCTCGCGCTAGTCGATACGCAATAAATGGTTTGGGCGCTAGAAAGTGACGCCCAAGGATACAGACCGCCGCCAGTCCATACGCTTTCAGGGTCATCGGCTTGGTCAATGTCGAAGTTAGCGCCAAACTTGTGGATCAGCTTGGAGTTGGAAATAGCGCCACGCGCAATATCAAGGTAGACATAAGGAGTCGGATGGTCAGTGTGAAATTGATACATTAGCGCAGGTACTCCACAAATCCGATGACTACAGGAACCATAGACACCATGATGATGAGGTGACGATTTAGTGCGGCGTCTAGCTTGTCAAATCGCTTGTTGTGTTCGTCTAGTTGCCGCTGGATGCTTTCGTACCGCAACAGGCACTCGCGCTCATGCGCTTCAAGTTTCAAGAGTGCCTCGTTGATTTCCATGTCATCGTCCTAATGGGTTTGCAAGTTCGTCCATAGCCAACCACAAATCGTCAATTTCTCTCGACGTGCGATTCATCCTGTCGGCCACGTTACTTAATGACTCTATTTTACCATTGACTACTAGCACCGTCTCGCTATTAGATTTTTCGACTGCGGCTACCCTGTCACGTAGCGGCAACAGGTCGCGCTGTAGCTCCATAATTTGAGACAGGTTCGTTGATAGCTCTGCCAGCTTGCCCTGCAAGTCTGCAATGTTGTTGTCGTCTAACTGCTGTTGCATATTAGATATGCTGACTTGATAGCCCTGTAGCGTCTCTGATTGCGCTGTACGCAAGTCCTCGAATCTACCCTCTATGACTGCCGTGCCAGATGTAGCGTCGCTTACAGCGGATTCTAGCGCCTCCAAGCGACTGAAAAATTCTGACGCTGTCCAAATACCGCCGCCGATAGTTGACGCAAACGACAGTAAGATAGCAATCCACACGCCCTTGATCTGCGTGCCGCCGACGTTTAGCTCTAAATCTTCAATCGCCATTGTTGTAGCACGCCTCTGGATCTTGTTCGAACCAGCAACCGCCTTCGGGGGAGCTAGTGAAAAACGGCTGTTGTTCGCCCTCGATCAAAACATCCTCAACCGACACGTAGTAATTGCCGAGGTTTAAGCCCTGTATTGTTTCGCCACCGTCAAACGAAATCCACACTGATTGTGTGGCCGCATCAAAAAACACACTGGCCGCTTCTTGATACGTCACTCGCAAATCGTATGCCATGCCGTCTGCCACTTCTTGCAACGACTCGTCATTAGCTACAGCCATGTACGCGGCGGCTACTTGCGTCGCCTCATGTACGGCTACCAGCGCATCGTTGTATTGATCGACCTCTTGATCTTCTAGCGTGACATCGTTAGCGGCCATGTAGTCTTGTAGCGCCATCGCCTGTCGATCGTCTTGAGCATTTGCCGCGTCTTGCGCCATCTCGTTGACGGTCGCCACCTCTATCAAAACTTGCGCGGCTTCAACATATGCATCAATAGTTTCGCTCACAACGTCCATTGCGCTCGATGCTTGATCCTCAAAGTATTGCTGACTGTTTGGGTCGTAGGTGTAGGTTTGATTTTTAACTGCAAGAACAGCGGCGTTGTAGGCATCTTGCTTTGCTTTATCAAGTAGCCCTTGGTCAATAGATCCGTCAGGTGACAACAAACCTTGCCACGCGTAGCTTTCACTTCCTGCTATAACTTGAATGCCATGCTTGAAGGTGTCGCGTATATCCTGCGAGGCGTTGACTAGGTTGTCAATTTCATTCGCGTGTGCTGGACCGATAGCGATCAGACAGATTGCCAACAGGTGTTTCTGCCTCATCTGTTTCTACCCCCATGCCTAGAATGGCGTCGTAAAATTCCCTGTCATCACTGTAATCTGGTATCAGTAGCTTTGGCCGCTTCTTAATCTCAAGCATGGCCCGCTTTCCGACAAGTATCTTTCCGTATTTTACCACTGGACACGGTGTCGCCGCCATGAGCATTGCTCGCCAAACGTCTTTGTTCTGGCAGAGCAAGCTAACGGCTGGAACCTTCAAACCGAGATCCGCCATGACGCGAGCAAAGGCGCGTCTGTTGCACTCTATGTCCTGCACGTATTTACCCGACGACACACCAAAGCCAACTAATTGCACGCCACCTGACATTGACTGCAAGCACGACTCGCTACCGCCAGACATAAGCGATGGACTGACAGCAGTATTTGCAGGCATACGCGAGCCAGCATTCGGTCCTGAATTATTGACCGTGCTGTTGCCGTTGTTTGAGTTGATGTTGTTAGTGTTTAAGTCGCCTTCGTTTCTTATGCCGTCTTCCATTTCTGGTCCGTCTTCAGTAGGTAATGACGGCGGTGGGTCAATCTCAGGCGCAGGTTCTATATCCTGCCCGAAGGCAGGAACAGAGACACTAATTAACAGTGTCAGGCACAACGTCCTCATAGTCGTCATCGGAGACTTCCTCTGCTTGAGGTTGTTCGGACTGCTGTGCTTTGGCTTGTGTCAGCGCGATCTGTGCCTCTAAATCAGCAATGCGCAAAGCCTGTTGTGCGTTTTGTCGAGCAAGTGATTCCATGCGTTGCGCTAGAACAAACTGCTCCTCAGTTACTTGATTTTGATTTTCCATGTTTCCCCTCTTAGGCAGAAATTGTATGGCGTTGTGCCGTGTGTAGTTTACACCGTAGTTGGATCTATCGGCACCCTTCCGATAACTGATCCGTCAGCGATGTCCTCGTCAATGCGATCCTCCATCAAATGCACGAGAGCGATGGTGGCCTCCATGTCATTGACGCCATTTGTCTTAATCATCGGCACGCGGAATGGTACAGGAGCCTCCTGCGTTATAGCTTCAGACTCCACGAATCCCTCTAGGTGCGTGGCATCATCCGCTGGCGTATCGTATATCAGCGTCCTCATGCGTTCACCGTGATCGTGACGTTACCTGACCCATCAAACTCAGCCGCTATATTGGCAAGCTCTGTGGTGTCCAGACCGTTGGCAAAGCTCCACGTCCAGCGCCGACCGAATCCGCCCTGCGTTGTCGTAGTGGATGACTCTGCCGATGTCAGCGTGGTCAGCGTACCGTTGGCCGTAAACTGAATGCTGGTGAAGTCATTCGCTGGCACTGCCGATGAATAACTAAGCTCAAACTGAAAGAACAGACCAGACGATGCCTGTACCCTCGCGATCTCTTTAATCGTGCGAACCTCACCGCTGGCATTCATCCAGTTACTCGGAGACACTGACCCGACGCTATTCGCATCATTAAAGCCATAGATCGTCGAGAATTGCTGTTGCAGTGTCCCCTGCGTTACGACAGGCGAGTTTGTAGCGCCGTAATAGTCTGACAAGCTGATAGTCGTGCCACTGCCTGACGTTCTAAGTCCCGCATACTCAGTGAGCGTAATAGGGTGCGAGCCGATATTGAACTCGTCCTGCAAGTCTTGCAGTGATATCGCACCCGATGTCTGTAACGGCATTAGTCAGTCCAGACAGCCGCGCAGATATCCTGTACCAGTTGCGCCTCGCCAGTCACGTCTGTTGCTGTCGATGTCTCGTTGCCATCGTCGTCAGTCGTTACGACGTAGCGCTGTAGATGCTTCACCACTGTGCTAGTCACAGGCAGAGCGTCATCTGTTGAGTCGTCAAACGTATGCTCGTATACCACCATTAAAGTGGCATCGCTGTCTGCGTCAGCCGCAGGGTATGTCTCAATGCGCTGAACTGCGCGTGTATTAGTTATCGCCATTTTCAAGCTCCTCTATTCGCTTGGTTAGTGATTCGATTGTATCTTGCTGTTCTTTCATTGCCTCAACTAGCAGGCCGACTACGTTGCCGTATCGTACCGCATAATGTTCTTCGCCTGTCGCCAAATCTTCAGTCTCATAGACGACCTCTGGCAGAACCTCTAATAACTGCTGTGCAATTAAGCCAGTAGACCGCCCCCCGTCTTTCTTGTAGTTAAACGTGACGCCATCCAACTTCTTAACTTTCGCAATGGGGTCAGCAATACGCTCGACGTTTTCTTTTAGTCTTATGTCAGACGGTGAGCCATACGCTGTGACATTTCCCTCAAAGGTAGCGTTGCCGCTCGTGTCTACATATCCATGCGCGTCAGACAACGAACCGAAATATGTCGCTGAACGCAGTTCGGCTCGACTACCCCAAATTTCAATTGGTGCAGATTGGTTTCGTTGCAGAAGAAGATAGCTACCCGTCGATTCTATGCTGTTGTCATATGTAGATGTTGTACCTAGAGAGCTATATCCTACGCGCAAGTTACCTATATTCGCGTTTTCCACATTGCGAATTTCTCTGGCTGAGGTAATTACACTCGTTAGGCTGTTGCCAAACTTAAGATCGCCAGTAAGGATCGTGACGTTACCGCCTGCGCCAATAAGCATTCGAGCAGTAGGTGCGGCACCTTGATTTCTTCGTCCCGTAGGATTAGCTGTACCGCCGCCTGACGTAGAAAATACAAGGCCGCCTTGGAAAGTACTGCCGTTCTCTGGGTCAACCGTGCCAATGATTTGAGCAACAGACCACTGATAGCTGGCGTTGTGTGCGCGAAAATCCATCATAGGCCCAGCGTAGCCGAGCACCCCGTCTTTTGTTGAGCCATGCCGCGCATCCACAACAATAGAAGCCCGATCAGAGCCGTAACTCAGCGCTTTAGAGCTAAAGTTGGTTTGGGCTGTTGTTGACGCAATATCTAGCTGTGCGTTTGTGTCGGGGAAGGTTCCTGACAAAGGAGAGCCGATTGTGGCCTTTGTGATATTCCTTAATTCCAAAGCGCTCGTTATTAAATCTGTTGAGCCTCTTTTCAGACCGCCCTGACCAATAACGATATCGCCATACGAATAGATGCTTCCTGATGACTGAGCGATCGAACCGCCGACGTATAACTTATATGACGCATTGGGAGTTACACCGATTCCAATGTTGCCTGTCTGACCCGCGATAGTCATTCGCGTGTTGTTTTGACTGGTGGTGAACACCATGTCACCGCCATAAGCATTACCAGATCGTAAAAACGAAATACCACTTCGCTTATTTGATCCGTAGTAGAGGCCAAGCCAAGCCTGCTCAGAATTGCTAGTGCTACCGCTACCATTTGCTATAGCAAGCTGGAAGTTTGAATCGCTGGCCCCGTAGGTAAATGTTGCTCGCTTTTGATTAACAGTCGTCGTATTTGCGACGCCAAAGTGATTAATGTTCTCTACGTTTCTGGCAGACGAAATGATGGTGGTATCACCCGTTCCCATCACTAGGTTGCCGTTGTAAATGCTGACGTTAGTTGTCGCGCCATCTCTGCCAAAATAAACAGCCGAGGTTGCGGCGGGGAAGATATTTAATCCGCCACTCCAAGAATAAAAACGCCAGTCCTGATCGACAAGATCAGTACGGCGCAAGCGCAATTGATACCCAGCTTTAAAGGCTTGGAGAGCGCCTGCCTTAATATCGACGTTCCCACTACCATCAAACACAACCTTTGGCGCAGTCGTGTGGATGTTGGTCGCGCCATTGCCGTATATAAAGTTAAGGGCATTGCCTTTTGCAGGGCCATCGGGACTGATAGACCACACGTTATAGCTTGAGGTGCTTGGCCCGTGGATGAATACAAAACCGTAGTCAGGGAAGTTTGCATCGTTATACGTACTTGCGTAGACATAGCTCGTAAGCGAGCCGTTTACCATAGCGCCTATACGACTGCTCGCAAAAACGCCGTTAGCGCCCGTAAAGGTGTTGTTGCCTATTTGTAAGCCAGCGCCAATACTTAACTGATCGGAACTTGTTTGTAGGCGCATTCTGCCAGCGGCGTCTATAGTAGCAACTCCACCATCGGCGTTATTGCGGTAAATGAAAGCGTTACCTGTTCGATAGTACGTATGGCTATTGAGCGCAAAATAAAAGCGATTTCTACCGTCAGTAGATTGGTGCCAATCACTGTGTTTAAATCTTGCGCCTGCGGCTCCAGCCTCTAGCGTCACATTCTCCAAGAAACGACCACTGGTGATTACCGACGTGTTAGCGATCTTTAAAGCACCGCTGTTAATTTTTAAGTCAGAGCCATCAACTGTCAGCCTTGCCTGACTACCTGTACGTATTACAGGAACGCCGCCTTGTATTCCAATTTCAATGCTTGTTGAGGTGTTGTCACGATAGCGAATTAGTGACCCGCCTGCGTTCGTTATAAACTCACCAGCCTCAAAGTTATCGGTGTGGTAAACCTTGATGGCAGGAGTGCTTGGCGCGATTCCGATACCTATGTTTTCGAATTGCCCTGTGCTGTTACTTGAGAGCGAGCCTATAGTGAGGTTGAATCTGCCATTAGAGCGAGCCGCAAAAGTATTCCAGCCGTTGTCAGTAGCATTTAGAACATTTATGGTATTGCGTAAATACAGGATTCCGCTGAAGTCGGCGTAATCGCTGTAAAACAGCCTCCTCGCGTAAACATCTCTATTGCTAGTGATAACGCTGTCGCCACCGATCTTAAAATCGCCGCCAGTAGTTTTTATGTGCCCACTGCTAGTGATAGCGCCCGAGGAGATGGTGCCTATGTTCTTAAGGTTCCTAGTGGAACCCTCAAACACTTGAGTCGATCCCGCGTATATACCCAGTGCGCTCGACGACGTAGCAGTAACGAATGAGCCACCTGCGGTGATGTTGTTATAGGCGTTCATGTTGCCGCTAGCATCAACACCCCAACGCTCGGAGCCGCCAAACAAAAACTGTAATTTTTGGGCGGGTGTTTGACGATAATACAGGCCAGTAGTTGACGCGCTCGACCAACGCACCCAATACTTGTCGCCACCATTATTCATGATGACGCCAGTGGATGTCGTCAATGCCCCACTGCTAGTAATAGCGCCCGAGGAGATGGTGCCGTTGCGGTTTAGCTGAATAGTTGCCGTGGTATTGTTGTAGATCGACAGGCTTGCGGTTGCGGTGCCTCCTGTAGTCCCATAGTTAATGCCAAAGCCGCCGTTATTGTCTGAGCTAAAACGGCTAGTGGTGCCTAGGTATATAGAGTACCCGCCCGTCATCAAGAAGTTGGCGCTAGTGGTAATAGCGCCCGAGGAAATGGTGCCTACCGTTATGTTGTCATTCGTTTGTAGGTAGCCAGCGGTACTATGGTCACCCCAGCCGTAAGCGGTATTCCAGTTACCAGAGTTGCCGCCCGATGCGTTGATCTGACCCTGTACGATCAGAGCGGCAGAGCCTGATACGTTTTGCACGTAAGCCATAAGACTGCCGCCAGCAGTAAATCCAATCTGATTCGTGCCGTACTTGTACATACCAGTGCTGGATTCGCCATCGAACGAGAACGCGGCTTTTGCGACTGTACCGTTAGAAGCATAAAAACGGCGTGTCGTCGCTATTACCGTGTTGCCGCCAACTTCTAATGCGCCTCTAGCTAAATCAAAGTTTCCATCGTTATCAATAGTTGCGTTGGTAGTCCAAGCGGCATTTGTTACATCTGTTCCGCCGTCTGTCGTTACCGCGAAACGTATCTTCCTGCCAGCGCCGTTATACGACCACAAGTAAAGATCGTCGTTGTTTCCTGTTGTTGCCCAGCCTCCAGCGCCAATACCAAAGTTGTCATCGTTAAAGGTAATGCGTGGGTGTGACGCCGCACCTGTATTTGCAAATGTGCCCTCTACTCTAAGACGACCCGCGTTCGTAGTTGAAAGGTTGGTGCCTAAAGTAACTTGATTGACTAGCGCCATGTCACCGTTAAAGGTGTGATTGCCACTAGAATCAATATTCCATTTTAAACCTGCCCCAGTGCCACTGTTTTTGTACACGTAAAACTGACTTGAGCGTCCGACAACCTCCCAGATACCTGATCCATTGTTTTGCTCAAACTGAATTATGTTACCGCCGTTATCCGTGCGATCTCTCAGTCGAAGCACTCGACCATCACTTGTGTTCGCGCGGAAAAGATTGGCACCCGCACCGCCTGTGTTTGAATCTATGCCATTAACAATAGACAGCGCGTTGCTTATGCTGACGTTCCCAGCACTGCCGATGCTTATACGGTTTGTGTTGTTTGTTCTTAAATGGAAGTCGTGTGCGGTGAAATTGCCGATACTTGAATAATTGCCATCGTTTCCGACACGCTGTTGTAATTCAACCGTAGTTCCATCGTTATTGTAATCAGCGTATGTTCGGTGAAGAAAATAGCCTGCGTTGTTGCGGTATGTTGCTATCTGACCATTTGAGCTATCTGTATGGATATTAATCAGGTCACTAGTAACGGTTCCGATGAAAAAGTTTGTGGCCTTTACATGACCCGAGCTAGTAACACTGCCCGAATTGATTGTGCCGATATTTTTTAGGTTCCTAGTAGATCCTTCTAGGATCTGTGTTGACCCTGCATAAATACCTACTGCCGTAGATGCTGTAGACGTAACAAAAGAGCCATTGGCGGTGACGTTATTTGCAAACAATGTGTCCGTATTCGTCATCGTGATGACGTTTGTCGTAGACGCTTCGTTGCGGATTGCAAGCGTGTTATCAGCGCCTGATTGCCATATACGCCACGACAAACTTCCGTTGGTGTAATACAGTAAATTGTTATGGTGAGACGTGCTTGCTCTATCTATCCTGACGCTTGCGTTTGTAGTGCCGTCTACCGTTAAATCTGTGACAGTAATACTGCCCAAGTCTCCAACCGTAGTCGCTAGTGAGGCGTTGGCAGATCCGTCCCAGCTTACCGATCCTGTGATCGCTCCTGTTAGTGATAGAGTGCGAGCCGTTGTCCACTTGTCAGCGTTCGGGTGATAGCCGTCATTAAACACCTTTACCCAATCTGACCATGTGACTCCCGACGATCTAAACTTAAATTCAGGTGTTCCTGATGAAACTGTCGTAAAGGCTAATTGAACTTCATACGGCCCAGAGCTAGACGTATTAGGTATTTGTATTAGATTGTGATGTCCTGTGAACGCCCGATGATCGGTGCCTGTAAAGCCTGTTACGCGATGAATGCGGAAGCCCGTTATCGTGTCAAGATCAGCGGCAAAACCTGTCGAGTATGTCCCGCCATCCGTAATTAACACATCAGAGCTGAGTCGATTGTTGTTGATTGTGCCTGTAAGTTGTGTCGCCGCTATAGATGACGACGAAGTAAGGTATCCTTGAGTTGAGTGATCGCCCCAACCGTAGGCTGTATTCGCATTGGTAGAGCTACCGCCTGTCCATGTAACGACGCCGTTGATTTCTGTGCGACCATCGACATACATTGTCGGCGATATTGGATTGCTAGTGCCTGTCTTTATATATGCCTTAATAGCGCCACTTGATAGGAAGTCAATACGACCTGCCGCAGTGCGGCTAATACCTGTTCCTGAATCCCCATCAAACGAGTATGCGGCTTTGACAGACGTACCATTAGAAGCATAGAAACGACGTGTTGAGGATAGAATTGTAGTGCCGCCTGATTCTAAAGCGCCACTTATATTTACCGTGCCGTCGTCGTAAATCTCAAACGCATTAGTGGTATCTTCCGTGTCAATGGCGAACGTCCACTGATTAGAACCAAAATACGATTTAAGTTTGGCTTTCGTGCCGCCTAGTTGTTTAAAGGCAATGGCACCACCAGCGCCCCCAGCATTGTCATTTTCTAATACGAGATGATCAATGAGAGATGAGCTAGTCTGATCTATCTTTACTGACCCATAAAACTCACTGTTGAGATCACCCGACGCCCCGCCAGTGCCAAGTCTCGCTATTAAACTGGTAGGCGTACCGTAAAATCTATGGCCTATCGTGCCACCTGTCCAAGAGTTTGGGCCGTAGGTGTTGTTATAGGATTCTGTGCCAATGTTATGTGCGCCGTCAGTAGAGCCAAGCAAACGAATCTTAGTTTTAGAATGGCTATTGTTAAAGTACAAAGACGTACCGCTCAGCGTGCCACTGCTTATAACTTGAGCAAAGGTAGCGACTCTTGATCCGTTGATGACTTGATTAGCACCAACGTAATATCCAAGCGACGTTGAGCCATCACCTGCGGTTATTGCGCCCTCAGACGTAATAGCTCCAGCGTTACTAATCGCTCCATCGTTGAAGTCGAAGTTGCCGCTCGAATCTATAAAAAGCCGCTCGTTGTAGCTATTCGAGCCTGTACTAAACGCAATACCTTCATAGCCGTTTATGCTCAACCCGTCTGTAGAGCCGTCATCTGCACGAGATCGTGCCATGATTGACAGGTTGTACTTGGCTGAACTGTCGAACCCATCACGGAAGAAGATGCCGCCGCCTTCTTGCGATGTGGTCGAATAGGCGTTGACCATAATTTGCGAACCGCTAGTCGGCATATCTATTGACGCTATGTTGGTCAGCGCTTTGTTGCTAGTTAAAACCGTGTCGTTCCCGACCTTCATGTTTCCCGTGTTGGTAAACGTGAATAGATTAGTTCCATTGCCGTTACCGAGATGCAAACTGCCAAACGTTTTTATTGCAAAATCGTTGGCGGCTGTATTTGGCAGTAAGCGTCCCGCATCAACAGCTAGACCGATGTGTGCTGAAAGTCCCCCATCGTTAAAGAATCGGATAGCAGACTGATCACTGGTTCCTGAAGTTGAAGTTGCGTATATGGCAATAGCGTCTTGATTGCCTGTGGTGTGTATATTGAGTTTGTATGCACCCGACCCACTGTTGCCAAAATTCGCTGTCCCTACACTGTCAATATCAGCAGTTGTGACATCACCTAATACAGCGGCACCTGCCGTATTTATGTATTTACCACCAGCCTGCGAACCAAAATAATGCGTTGAGCGCGATTCGACCTTGCTACCCCAAAGTTCGATAGGAATGTCAGCGTCTCTTTGCAGTAGCAGATAGCTGCTAGACGCGCCTATGTTTCTAGCGTTTTGATCGGCGTTTTGATTGCCTTTGCCTATGTAAATTTCATTTATATCGGCTGAGTCTGCGGTCACGTTATCCTGTACTGTGACTGCGCCTGTAACAGTGCCGCCAGCTAAAGGTAAGTGCCCGACTTGGCTGTAGGTGTAAGCAGTGTTCCAGTTGCTAATGCTGAGGTTCGGTGCGGTCACGTCATGGCTAAAATCAAACTCGTCGTTTGTCTCATCCCACGTAATAGACGCATCTGCCGCAGTGCCGCGATCAACGATAAGGCCAGCGCCGTCGCTTAATGCTTGAGTGCTACCAGCATTAACTGTGATGGTCTTGTCATCGACTGTGAGGTTAGTGACGTTGTACTGGTCAATACCGCCTTGCAGTATCAGGTCGCCCGTGATGGTCAGATTGCCGTCGAATGTGTCGTTAGTGTCAGAGCGTAGGAACTGTGTGCTGTCTAAGCCATCAAGCGTGTCAGCGTTACCGCCTGCCGCAGAAAGCCCCGATGACTCCTGTACCTCAAACGCAATCGGGACACCACTACCACTACCAAACGCGGCCAACTGAAAAGCGTTAGTGCTGTTCTGTGCGACGATCTTGACGCGGAAATAGTAGTTACCAGCGGTAAGCGCACTGCCTGTCATCGTGTAGGTAATGTCTTCTGCAATGCTGTACAGCGTTGCGTACTGAGCAACCACACCTGTGGCTGTAGCTACTTGAGTCGTACTGCTAGGTACAGTCGTCCAAGTGCTGTTGTCTGTGCTGTACTCAAAGCTGACGTTAGCGTTTAGCTTGTCGCCTGTGTCATTACGCGGCCAACTCCACGAGTGATTTAGTCGGCACTCGAAATAGATGTCGTCTGTGCTGTGCGCTACCGTTCCGACCGTAACGTACTTTGTGCTGTTGCCATCGAAAAACTCGTCAGTATCTGTGACGTAAAAGCCACCGCTTGTGCCGTAGCGGTCGTCGAACTCAGCAAACACACCAGCAGACAATGACTCGACTGTAACCGCACCCGCAGAAATCGCATTAGCTGTAAGCTGTCCTGTAATAGTCGCGTCAATAACGTCGAGAATATCGGCCTCTAATTCCCCTTTGACTACGAGCGTTGAGCCGTCATACAGCAGGTGCTTGTTAGCGTCACCAAATACAAACTTTCCATTGTCTAGGTCGATGAACGCGCCTGTCTCGCTACCAGAGGGAGAGTCGTTTGCGTCGGGTATCGGTGTTGACGTGTTGGCTTGTAGCGTTCCCGCAGTGATGTCACCAATGTCAGCCGTGATAGCAGACAATTCGCCAACAGTTATTTTGCCAGCAGTGACTGCGCCGTCTTCGATTTTGACCTCTGTGACAGCGCCGTTTTCTATCTTGCCTGTAGTGACTTCGCCATCGGCAATGTCGTTCTCTTTTGTCCTAACCGATGTGCCCGTAAAACTGCTCGTCTTAGCTGATTCGTTGCCCGAATAGTCGATTGAACTCAACCAGAAGTATTTGGTCTTTGGGCTAGTCTCGCCGTCAGCCAGCGTATAGACAAACTCCTCGCCTCGCGTTTTGCTTCTAGTCGCCGTGCTTAGGTTGTCGGTATCGTTGTAATAGATAAGCGTGAGCGCCAAATCTTCGTCTGTTGCTTCAGTCCACTCAACCGTGATCTGACGAATGCCGCCTGTTGTACTCGGGCTAGTTGGAACTGCTGGCGCTGTGGTGTCACCTGCTAGGCTGGCGACGTTAAGGGTCGTCCCGCTACTTCTAACACCGATTAGGTTCTGCGCTTTAACAGTAAAGGTATAAGCCGAGCCAATTGTAAGCTCTGAAAGCCGAACGCGAGGGTTGCGTGTTTGCACTTCATACACATCGCCGTCGCTATCTTTTTCATAGGTGACGACGTAAAACTCAACGAATGCGTCATTTGGCGCAGTCCACGTTAAATCGACGCTAGTAATTAGCTTGCCGTCTGGTCCTTTCAAGCCGACGACGCTGTGCTGTAACGACGTGACGTTATCAACGGTGCGGCCATCGTAAAGCGGAAGCGTTCCACCGCTTAAAAAGTCCTCTTGGTCGCTAGTCGTCCAGTCGTAAATTGCAGAAGCTGTCTCTATGCACGTCAGGCTAACAGCAAGAGTGCCGCCGTCAGCAATAGCCAGCGAGTAATCAATGACCTCAAACACCTTGTTGCTATAGCCGAGGTGCGTGTTAGAAACATTAATTGTGTCGCCTACTTTAACGCGCAACCCTTTAAGGTTCACCACCATCGAAATAACGGTTTGCTGGCGTGACTTAAGTAATGCAATTTTTGCAATGCGCTGTGCCTGCACGTTGTTAGTAACAAACGGCAAAGGCATATCAAGGTATATCGGATCGCCGTCCTCTGTGGCGTATGTCGAGCTTATCTGAGCAGGATAGTCGAGTACCTTGTAGTCTTTCTCCTCTGAAACAAAAATGCCCTTGACGCCGTTATACGCGCCCCTACGCGACTGCTTGGTTTGTAGCTGAATATCAGCAACGCAGTCAGCTTCGTCAAATGTAACTGTCGGCGTAATGTACTCAGCGCCACGCAGAAAATACTTACCGCCTGAGTAGCTCATCGTGCCGCCCATAGCGGACAGCATCTGCTCTATGTTGTCCTTGATTTGGTTTGCAGTATCTATTTGACCGTTGAGCCTGTAGCGATCTTGAGTGCCGCCGCCATCTAAGCTGATTGACTCCTCACACAGATTAGCCGCCGCAGTAAGCGCGGTGCTGTCGATTAGTGTGCGGTCTTCACCAAGGCCGTATTTGGTATCTACTAAATAGTCGCGGACACACAGCGCAGGGTTTTGGCTGTACGTCCACGTCGATGCGTCTGTCGCGCTTTGGTTGCTGTCTCGCGGATCGTAAACCTTCTTGCCTTTTATGACTGCGCTTATGTTTGGCACGCCTTGCGGGTATTGATCTGCATCCCACTTTAGTCTGACGTGCGCGTAAGCCATGCCATTTAAAATATGGTTGTTAGTCCACTGATTAGAAACGGACGTAAGTGTTGAGTCGGCGGTGGTTTGCGATCCGTCAAACTTGGCAATCGTCACATAGTCTGACCACGCAGAAACGACAGCATTGTTCTCGTACACCTTGTTGTCGTTAAACCAAAATTCTTCAAACGACTCTATTTCATGAGCGGCAAACACGATAACGAGGTGCAGGTATTCGTTATCTGTGCCTGAGTTGGCAATAAACACAACTTGACCACCAACTCGTAGCTGTCCGTAAACTAATTTGCGTGATCCTGCGGGTTCGCGAGTTGTTTGCGTAAGGCCGCGCATTTGCGACCCTAGTTTTGGGGTTGGTGCTAAAGCGCGAGATAGTGCAGATAGTCCAGCACCTAATGCGAAATAACCAAAAAACGCGCCAACTGTTAGCGCCTCAAATGTAAAAAAAGCTAGGCCAGCCGCCGCCGCTCCTATTGCACTTGCTAAACCTGCGACCGCTGAAACTGCCATGCTGTTACCTCAAAACTTTGCTAAATACTGTTTCAATCTCCTCGAAACCGAGACGCACCATAATGGGGTCAAAAGGCTGGTGCGCTTTAGTATTGATATGCAACTTCGTCACACCCTCAGCCGTCAGAGACTCTATGGCGAATTTTACCAGCTTCATGCCTGTCAGTCCCTTGCGTGCTGTCTTCGTTAGAAAAATGACATCGTTGTTGGCAAAGAGGTGATCTTTGTAGTGCAGTGAACGACTGACGATGCAAACAAAATAGCCCATTAGCTTGCCGTCTTTGCGGGCCGTGTAAATGCGCAGTGCGTTGATACTGTCTAGCTCCGCGTATGCTCGCCAATCAGGGTTGAGCTTAATAATTTCCTTATTGAGCGCGATTTCTTCGTAGTGTTTTACAAGCAGAGGCTCTATCTCTCGACGTACCTTTGCCAGACTTTCGATTGCAAACTCCATGCTTTGCCTCCTTATCTGTGGTGCGTGTTGCTTCCATCTTCATCGGTTCCGCCACCACCACCACCGCCTGCTGTGACCTGACTACGACCCCAGACGATTTCCTTTTCAGCCATCTCCGCGACAAACTCTAAGCCCTTGTCGTTTGGATAGTCGATTTTTTGATCCTCTGCCGTGTATCGTCTGATACGTGTTTTTTCGAACTCGATCAATCTGTTCTCGACCGTGACCTGAATCGTAGCCGTCTCGCCACTTTCGTTAATGGTCATCACATCCATGAAGCCACTGAAAATAACAACAGGGTCCGATATAACGCCGTTGCTTGCGTCCATTGCACCGAGCAATACTTTAAGCTCGCGGCCCTGATAATCCTCGTCGCGTGCTTTAGTGATTAGTGGACTGGTAACGCCTGACAACGTGACAGTGATGCCGTTGGCTGATAACTCTGCACTTTCCGTTATCTCGCCAATACTTAGCAAAGAACCCGCACCAACGTAGTCCACGCTGTCTACAGTCAGGTCGCCTATGCCGCTCCAGAGGTTAAGATTCCCAGAGTCGAACGCGCATTGCACGAGAGTGATAGGACGAACCAGATCGGCAGTGACTGCCGTCTGCATTCCCGAGGTAAGTGTTCTGCTCATATCGCCTCAATGCACGCAAACGTAAAACCGTACAAGCCTGCCGTGTTAATGTTCCAACCGATTTCGTTGCTGGCTAGTCGCCATGTTCCTTTGGGTAGCGTGAAATCTAGGCTGGTTGACGCTGAGATTGCAGTGCGGAGCGGGGGCATAATGTCAAAGGTGCTGACGCCCGTTTCAGTAATCATGTAAAGCGCACCACTGATTTCAAAATAGTCACCAGCAACTGCACCCGTCGTTGTTCCTGTGACCGTCGTTGCACCCTTTGTGCCGCTCGTAATTGCGCCTGTGGCGGTCGTATTGTGCAAAGGGTTGCCCATCGTAAAGGTATTAGCTTGACCCCGTAGAGAGGCAAAGAAAGCCTCCACCTGCTTGGCATCGGATCGTTTAAGTGGTGGCAATGAAACCTCTGCCTCCCAAATAACACCTTGATGCTGATACGTTTGCTGGTCGTAAGTAAACGGCGACTGACTGATCGACGTAGCCGAACGCAATCGCATGGTCATTGAGGTGAAACCGATATTAGGGAAAGCCGCCATTACACACCCGCCATTGCCTTGCTGAAGCCGCCGCCACGCATTCTAGCATCTGCGACTGCCGCTTTCGCCGCGTTGCTAATCTGCGGCAACAAGTTTGCGATCTCAGCACGTACGGTTTGCTGTACGCCTGTGGTGACATTGATGTGCTGTACCACAGTTATGCCGCCGCCCTGTCCTTTTGTGTGATCAACGACGCTTTCATTTGGGTGCAGAATCGCAGGAAAACCGCCTTTGCCATCAACACCGCCAGCGCGAGCGCCGAAGCCTGTAAATCCGCCGCCATTGAAATCTGGCACTTGCGGCCCTGTCCTTGGTCCTGCGGGATTGCCATCCATGCCTTTGGGTGCCGCCGCAGTGTTGAACATACTGATCATCGCGCTAAATATCTGCTGAGTAATTAAGTACTGCACCGCCATCTGAATCAGGCTGTCGATTACTGATTTCGCCATGTTGCGCATAGCGTCTGCAAAGTTTTCTGCGCCTGTGATTGCTCTGGTGAAGCCATTGGTCATGGCGTTCATCGTGTTACTGGCAAACGACACCACCAAGTCCTCTGACTGAGGCAGGGTGTCATTGAGATCCTCCAGCGACTGTATGTACTTGTTTGGCAAATTCATCTCAGGCGTTTTCGGTGGTTCGCCTAGCTGAAGCTGAAAGTCCTTAACTTTACCTGTTAGGTTTTTAATGAACTCGTCAAATTCTTTTTCGCTAAAGCCGAACAAGCTCTCCATCGTAACGGGCTCAATGCCTTCACGATTTGCGACGCGTTGCTGTATTTCCTGACGCTTTTCTGCAAGTTGGCGCTCTATTTCTAAAGCGGCATCTGCGAAATCTTGCTCTAAAATAAGGCCATCTTCATTAGCTTTTTTTAGCAGGTTATATTCTTTTTTCGTAAGTGTTTCGCGATCAACAAATGACTTATTGCGTATCCGAATCAACTCATCCATTGCGGCCTGTTCACGTTCTAAAGCCGCCAGCCCTCTCCTATCAACAACAAGTGCGACATCAATAACTGCGCGGTTTACTTTGTTATAAGCGTCAATAATGTTGTTTAGGATTTCGAATATGCCCTTGGCGGCAAACGAAAATGCACCAATCAAGTTACTAGCAATTGTCTTACCGACAGCAGTAAACCCGCCCTGCGCCTCACCAAACGCGACCAACGTGCTAGACAATGACTCTGCAATGTACTCAAGCGCAGGCGCTAGTGCCGCTGTGGTCTGGTCGAGAATGCCTTTAAAAATGCTAGAAAGAACAAAGAAAGCGTCGTTGGCGGCTTCGACACCTTTAGCCGCTTTACCCGACATGACAATGCCAACCGCTTCGGCTTGATCAAAAAAGCCCCGCAGGTTGTTCTCGCCTGCTTTAAGCATATTGACGAGGGCAACACCCTCCGAGTCGAACAGCTTAAACGCGAGTCGCACTTTGTCGCTTTCTGTACCGACATCACCAAAGGCACGAGACAACTGTAGCATCTGCTCATCGAGCGGCAGTTGCTGTAATGCCCTAGCGTCAATGTTTAGCTCTTTGAGTGCGCCCTGTGCTTCGCCTGTTCCGCGTGCGGCTTCTGACAATCTACGCGTGAAGCGTTGCATTGCCATATTTAGCGTCGCCGTTTCGACACCACTCAGGTTAGCGGCAAACTGTAATTTCCTCAGCGCCTCCGTCGTCGTGCCTATTTTGTTTGCGGTTTTGCTTAGGGCGTCTGTCGCTAACAGAGATTGCCTAACGAGAAGCGTAAACCCTGTTGCACCAAGTAAACCAGCAAGTGCGGTTTTCATGTTTAACAAGGGTCTGACAATTAGCTGTAAGCCTTTGCGAATAGCGCCCAGTCCTTTGGACGCCTTATCAATGGCCGTAATTCGAATCTTAACGTCTTGAGTTGCCATCTGCTTGCTCGCTAATTATGTGGAAGTAGGCGAGCCACTCGTGATACTCATTAACTGAGATTTGCTCGATTTCTTCTATGGTCTTATGAAGCCGATCAGCCAAGGCAATGAGGTTCAACCGAGACTGATCGGTCTTCAGTTTTTTGCTATGTCCTCCACAGAGTCGATAGTGCCAAACATATAGTTGGCAATTTCCGAAATCACTGTGGTCTCTTCGCCCATCAACTCAATTCTGTCATCTGCCGCATTGAATAGCTTTTCGCCATCCTGTGACTCTGCTTTCATGACAATCAAGTCAACCATGCTCGCGATGCTAGGGTTCTGCAAAACCGTAGGATGCTTGCGCTGTAGCTCGTTGAGGTCATAGCAAGTAATGGGCCGACAATAAAGGACAAATGGTCCGTCATCATCTGCCCACTCTTGCACTTCGATTTTACGGCGCGATTGCTTGCGACGCTTGCGAAGCTCTTTCGCCAGACTCATTAGTTCGTTGACTCAGCGATTGCGCCTGACACCTGCACCGAAAACGAAGCCTCAACAAGGCCATCGTAAGACGCAGAAATTGTCTTGGCTGTAACGATGCCAGCACCGCCGTAATACTTCTCGCCTGTGCCTGTGCCAGTTGGGTGGATTTCCCAGTCAATGGCCGCGCCTGTATCGAGTACAAGTTGCTGTGCGTCTGAGTCGTCCCACAATGCGTCGATAGTCAATGTGGCGTCAGTCAAGCTAGACAAGTACGACTTTACAGAGTCACCCATCGTAGTGTCTTCAATAGTGTCTGAAGTCTCGTCGATGCTGTAAGAGCGCACCTCTCCAACTGCTGTTTCTGATCCACCACTTGCGGCAACTTTTACAACACCGCTTGAGCCTTTATGTGTAGCCATGAATTTTCTCCTTTACGCGTCGCCGCGTGTATATGAATAAAGAACCTGAACGGTAACGATAACGCCGCCTATGGGGTCTATTGTACCATCATCTACCTCAACGCTAATAACCTGCGTATCTATAGCGTGACCGCCACGCGTCCTATCGTCGTCGAGCTTTTCGTCGATTGCCTCAACCAGTTGGTTACGGGCTGTGTCGATGTTCCTGTGCTTTACAAAGCAAATCAATTCGTAGTCGATGGTGCCTTGCCTGCTAGACATACTGCCGCCGATGCTTGAGTCCTCGCGTGACTCGTTAGCAGTGCGCACCAAAATAGCGGGAAACTGTGCATTAGAGAGCTTGTCAAAGTTAAACGGCTCTCGCGTCACCTTCTTTACGTTTGGCGTTGATATGGCCTGCAACGATGTTACAAGGTTGGCCGCAACATTCTCTCTAACACTCATCGCCGTCTATCCTTAAATTTTACATTGCGGAAGTAAATGCGCGCCAAATCCTTTTCCTCGTCCCGACTAAACCCAAAAAACTTGCGTGTCTTGTTGACCATCTCAGCACGTCGCGCCGCATCTGCTCGACTAAAAAATATCTCGCCCGTTGTCCTGTTGACCACCTTCCCCTGTAGCGCACCAAGCATTGATGGTCGTTTCACCCACCTGTCAGATGATCGCGTCATCTGCGTCTCACCAGCCGCTGGTGCTACACTTGCTCGTCGCTCGTAGCCGAATTCTAGCGTCACCTTTGATGACTCAAGACCAAGCTCTTCACGGACTCGACGCCAGCTTTCAGAATACTTTTTAAACGGACCCCGAATGCCTCTGCCTTGTGCAGTGCGGTCTTCGATAACCGTCGTGCCATACAGCACCGTTCGCGCCATAGCGCGTTTCTTACTGCTGTCCAGATCCTTCTGTATGTCGTCAACGACACGCTCAATACGCAGAGGATTTGTGCGGACTCTAATCATCGGTCGAGACGGTTTAGAGCGATTGGCTCTTTCTCTTTGTTAGACACAGAGCCGTCGTCGTTTGCGTCGTATTCCACGCCGTCTTGAAATACAGCATCAAGCTCCTCGCCATAACGTGCCTTGTAGAAGTCGATCATTTGCAGAAAGCGGTCGTCGTCAACCCAGTTAGTCAACTGCGGTAGCGCGTATTTCCAAAGCACGAGATACGACGCTGATCGTGTCCACTGTGACTCGGTAAGGTAACTGGCATCCATCTCGCCAGCGATGCCCTTGCGATGCCACCAGCGATTGCGGATCTCTCTTTCGATATCTGCCTGCGCTCGTGCGTGTTCGTCGGTAAACGCAGTGATGCCGAAGTCTAAAATGTCAGGCACCAATTCGGTTAGGTTGCTGTCGGTACTAAATGCCATGTCGTCACCACTTTACCTTTGCCGCCCAATACACCGCATCTAAGGGTGTGGCGTTGCGTAAGTTTTTCTCGTGTCGTGCATACCAAGCCGCTCGCATGGCCTTGTCGCGTGCAGACTCACCGTCGCGTGGTGGGTAAGTCTTCGCGCCTTTAGCGCCAAATCTAATCAGCTTGATCGTGCCTTTGTAGCGAGCCAATACCGCGTGCGATTTGTTCGGATGCCGTGGCGTGCGTTTTGCCACGTTGTAATCCTCGAACCGTTCACCGCGATAAGTGACTGCCATGTAAACCTCAAAGTAAAACGGGGCCGAAGCCCCGTGTGAGCTTAAACAGTAGCGTCAAAGAACATTTCAACACCGTAGGTGTCGTCAAGCTCTGCAACACCGTAAACGGCAGTTGCGTTAAGCTCGAAAGCACGGAGTGAAGCATTGCGCTCTGTCTCAAGGTTAAACTCATTTTTCATCGCAATGACCATTGCCTCTGGTACGAAGCAAAGCCCTTTTGCATCTCCGTTGCCGTCAACAGTGATGTTTGCTGACTGGTATACGTCGATGCCTGCGATTGAACCCACAAAGCCCTGACGCATTGCTTCGTTCTGAAGGTCGCCGCCGTTGGGGTTTGCAAAGGTATTGGTCAGGTTCGCTGACAACTGGTACGCGTGGTATGGGTGTACCACTGCAACAGGTGTGCCAACTGCTTTTGCGTTACGAAGAATTGCCGCCGCCTTAAAGAAATCAGCCGCAGTAACTTCTGTGCCTGCACCACCCAAAGAGGTAGAGAAGCCGTCGAACAACGCGATCAGGTCGGTGTCGATCTTAGTAGCAATTGCGTTACCAAGAACAGTACCAAGCTCCTGAGCTACGTTGCCAGAGCCGTATGCCGCCATGTCAGTCATAACGACCTGCGCACCAACTTCTGCAACAGTTGCTGTGACGCTAGTGGTCGCAACTTCTGTCGCTGACATATCAGTGCCTTCAGTTAAGTCAGCCGCAGAAATTGCAGGGTACTTAGGGATCTGGATCGTTTTGCCAGCGACACCAGCGATGTCGTGACGTGTAACCAGTCCAAGCATGATGGCGTTCTCAGTAGCCACATGACGAGCTTGGAGTATGATGTTTGCAAAGAGATCGTCTAAGGTTGAGCTAGTTGTTTCGTTTGCCATGATAAATAGCCTCTTAAGTTAAGTGTTAGATTTTGCCTGCTAGTTTCATCTCACGATAAATTCGCTGGCCTTCGTCGCCCATTGCGACCAGATCCGAATAACTTAAGGGCTTATTCGTAGAGCCTCCACCCACTGCACCCTGCGAGCCTGCGCCACCTGATGACGCTTTGACAAAGTGCGGGTTCGCGGTCAGAAAGTCAGACACTAACTCATCGACACTTAGCGGGTCGCCCTTGTCGTTATAGCGTGGTGTTCCGTTCGCATCGTAAACCTCTGCGGTGCCGTCTTCAGACAGCCGAACCGAACCACGTAACAACTGACCGACTTGCTCTGCCGATACTGCGTTGTTTCTACTCGCCGCCGTGAGCAATGCTCCATCGACTAGCTGGCTTTCGAGACGTTGCTTGTACGTCCTAATTTCCTGATCTTTCTTTTCGACGGTCTGCTTTAGAATAGACTCAAACTCTCCGCGCTCTTTCTGCTTCTCTACTTCAGCCTCTTGCTGACGCTGTAGAAGCGACTTAGCTTCATCGAGGTCGATACCTTCTAGCCTTTTCTCGTATTGGCGCTTAGTGCGCGAAACACGATCCGCAACTATTCGGTCTAACTCTTCTTGCGTAAACGTCTTAGTTTCCTGAACTTCTGGTGTTTCCACTGCGGCCTCAGTTACCGCGTCTGCCATGACTTCATCGCTCATGTTGCGTATCCTCTTTCGAGTAGGGTTAATTGTATCAAATCAGCGTGACTTGCGCTTTTTCTTGCGCTTGTCTTTCTTATGGTACGGCATATTACCCCCTAGAAGACAGGTCGAAACCTGTGCCTGCAATTAAACCCGCCTGCCACTACAAACGGACTGCCCTCACGCTTGCCTGACCAGCTATCAGACCAAGCCTCGCGTATTTCTTCGATCGTCATGGTCTTGCCAACGTACTTCTCGCAGTGGTCGCGAGTCTTACTGTCGTCAGGACCAAAGTATTTGAATTCAGTTGCACCAGCTTCAAGCGACATATTCGTCGTTATGGTGCGGTCAAAATCCATTAGGCCGTCGTTAAGTGCTACCTGCGCATAGCGGCCAAGGTCAGCGTCAACGCTTTGCTGTATTTGCTCAAGCGCCTGTGCGAACGGCAAGCCTGTCAGTGTATTGGCGTAGACTTGCGTAGCGACTGCCTCGACAAACTCATCGCCTAGCGTTTCAAGACCGCGAAACGACAGTTGCTGTAATTGCGCAACCACGGTCGAATCTAATTGAGCAAGCGCAGTGTAGTTGCGTAGCATCGCCTCTGCCTGATCTGCGACTAAGGCGTACTCTCTGATAATGTCGTCGATCTCGCTCAGATACTCTTCTTGCACGAGTTGAGCGATGGTTGTGCGAGCGTTTACGGCCCATTGCAGATCGTAAAGCTGACCATCTCGTAATGGTGCATCACCAAGCAATTGAACAATCCGACGAGTCAGTACCGCCAGCGCAGACTGCAATCGAACCTGATGCCTTTCGGCACGTCCAATTACGTCCTTAGCATGGTCTGTATCAGCCGCCATCGGTCAGCGTTTGTATCGGCTCTACTAATTGGTCACCGCCAGCGATCTCGTCAAGCCCGATCTTCTCACGCACTTCGTTAGGCGTAACCAATCCGCTGTCGATGTGGTACTTGTAAATCTGCGTCTCTTTCGCAAAGTCACCGACTGCCGTTGTAGCTGTTTCAATCTCCTCGTGTGACTGAGCAAGCACGCTGTCATCAAGTACAAGGTCAGCGATTTTCTTGTCGATTTCTCGAAGCAACGTGACTGACTTAACGCCGCTGGCTCGTGTCTGCTGTAGGAATCGAAGCTCTGAGTCGTAGTCGCGGATGTCAAAGCTATCAGGGTACTCAATCTCTACCTCATGCAATGGATGACCCTGCCATGTACACCACAACTGCCATAATTGTTCTTCTGCCAACTCAAGGATGTCGGCTTTCTCTGACAGCTTGGCGTTAAGCATTTGAAACTCTGTCTGCATAGCCACGCCTGACTGCGTGATTGCCTCTGTGCCGCGTACTGCGCCCATGTGAGCCATCCTATTAATCGACTCAATTTTGTCCGTGATAGAGGCTCTGATCGCGTCTAGGTTAGCCCCAGAGGGTTGCATCTGGTAGGGGCGTAGTCCTGCGTCCATGTCGTCGCTGATATTGATGACTGCCCCAGCACCTGCACTAGCGTCGGTGTCGTATGTCTTAACGAGCGTCGGATGGTTAGAGATACGGATCAACTGCTCAATCTCTGATAGCTCTTGATAGATAGCCTGTTGCATATAGGCAATGTCGCTAATGTCGCTAACGCCCATGCCACGCACGACTGATCGGTTAGATGGCAGATGCACTGCGGGGATCTTGCCGATAGGGTTGTCGATTACCTCCACTGTGCTTGCATCGCTACCGTTGTATCGGACTAGCTCGATCCTGTCCTTGTGCCAGATACGGAAAAACGTCTCTGTCGTCGTGCCGTCGATGCGATTGATAGACTCGCGAACCTTCATGTAGGTCAACTCATGGCGACCGCTAGGCATTCGCTCGTACTTCCAATCGTAGACGTTCTCAGGCGTGATCAGTGTGACGTATGGGCGGATCTCCTGATCTAGCTCTTCTGCTCTAGTGCCTGCTGACGACTGCGGCTTGTCGAGCATGATCCAAACGTGACCGTAAACGCTCGACCATATCTGTGCCTCGCGCATAAAGCTGTTGAAGTTTTGGCCGTCAAGGTTGGCGTCTTTCATAAACGCTTCGAGATCGGCACTGCCCTCCATCTGCTGGAAGTTACGCGTCGGCGGTAAGCGCCACAGGAATGACGAGTAAACGTGTACGACGTTGCGGCAGTGGTTATCAAGCGGTGTAAGCTCTAGCCGTCGTGCGTAGGAGTTTTTGTCCTCGTTAAGGTAGTCAGTCAGATATCGACCATCGCGGTAATCCTGCCCCCCCATGTAGCTCCTAACGTAAAACTCCCATCGTGTGATGTTGTTCTCATAGTCGGGGTGCTGATATTCGATATCTTCGTAATACATTTACGTCCACCTCTGCGGGGCTTGCGGCGCGTTCGCCTTTCTAATTGGGAATAGATACTCCACCGCATAACCAAGTGCGTCATTCATGTGGTCAAAGCCGCCGTCTTTCTCTGGCTGACTGGTGCCTTCCTTGTAGGTATGGCGTTCCAATGACTCGATCACCTTCTTGCACTTAGGGTCAACGTACAAACGTCGCTGTCCGTCTTTCGATAGTAGGCGACTGTTTACCGCGTTAATTCTGTCTCTTACTGCCGCATGATGATTTCGGACGCGTACCTCGAAACCAGCGTTTTGCAGAATCGACAAATCTGTCCTGCCACCTGCGCTCGTCTTACGCTGACGACTAGCAGGGTCAGGGTATATCACTATTGTACCATTTCCGTAGCGTTCGCGAAGCTCTGCGACCATCTCGTCGGTATTAGAGCCAAACATGACGATCTCGTCGAATACATGGAGCGTGTCGCCCTTGCGCGTCATGAGGACGGCAGACATCGGATCTAGGTTAAAGTCCATGCCGACGTGTATGACATTACGGTCAGCAGTGTGTCGTCTGACAGATTCCTCACGCTTGAACCCGTAATAGATGATGCCGCTGTAGTTGACGAATTGCGCCTCGTACTCCTGCTGAAAGGTGCGCTCGTCCAAATCTGCTCTCGCGCTCTCAATCTCATCTGGCGGGACATTACCCCCTTCAATGGTCGTGTACTGGTAAGACTTCCATCCTTCATCGTTATCTACTCCTTTGCCATACAGGTCATAGAAATGATTTCTGCCGCGTGGTGTTCCGATAAATAATGCCGACCCCTGTTGATGCCTGCCAGATAGCGATGGTCGTATGACCTCGTACCATGCCTCTGGTCTCATGTCGCCGAACTCATCCAGCACCACAAAGTCTACTGCGCGACCTCGTAAGTTGTCGGGCTTCTCTGCACCCTTGAGCGAAATGCTTGAGCCGTTCTTGAAGTTGATGGTTAATGCTGTCTCGTTAGTCTTAACCATGTACTCAGGCGGTATTTGCTTAGTCAGCATATCCCAACAGATGTCGCGTGCGGCGCGGTAAGTGGGGGCGCAGTACCATACATTTTGATCAGGCTTGGCTAGTGCGCGGTTGATTAGCTCTGCTGTGCTGAGAAACGTCTTGCCAAAACGACGCCCTGCGACGACCACACGGAAGCGATCAGGGCTTTGGAAAATGTCAGACTGTGGTGGCGTCAGACGCATTGGTCAGTTGGATAACGACAGGCGGCAGATCAGTGACTTCTGTCTGCTCTTCTTTCATGTCTGGCAGGTACTTGTTGAGCAGTCGGATGCGTTGCTCGTTTGCGATTTTTAGCTGTTGCAGTCGCTTGTCAAAGTACTGGTCTGTCTCGGGGTCCAGTTCCTCAATTTTCTCAAGGTTATCAAAGATGTAGGACAGCTTACCCCTCTCAGCAATAAAGGTGCGTAATTCGTCCTGCCTGATACCTCTTTCACGTTGCGCTCTAGTCTTCGCCATAGTCTAAAGGTGACGGTATACCTTCGGCCCAATAGAGGCCATGCGTTTGCCCGTCTCTCACTTCTCCGCGTTTGATGTCTTGGTCTGACATGGGGTAAGTCTCTACAGCCCCGTCGTCAAATGCGACGAGGTAATTGCCTTCATGTCTTGGCATACTGCCCTGTACTACGGGCCGCCAATCTATAGTCACAGTCTGCAACATATAGTGTCCCCCGCGACATATTATACATCATGTGGGGATTGGGCAAAAAAAAGCCCGCATAAAGCGGGCAAAGGGTTTCTCACACCATCGTGCTACGGACTGTAGCGAACGATCTCTAAGGGCGGCTCGTCGTTATTTTCGAGCTTTACTACCCTGAAGTTTGATAATACGGCCATGTCCTCCTGATGCCGTGTTGCCATTGTTTGTGCCGCTTGTATGGCGATGACCCAGTTCTCTAAGTCCTCATCGCTCGCGTGTACAAGCCTCTGCATAAAGTTTTCGCCAATCTGGGTGTCCGTCTCTGCCATTGGTTTGCCCCCACAAATCCACCATTTCACAATACTCCTGCTCGATCAGAAGCGCCTCTTCGTAATCACCTTGCCCCGCTATCCCGAACGCCGTAAAAATCAAGATGATTGCTATAATGCCTAGCGCCATCGCATCCGTCGATAATTCCTTCATACAAAACCCTCACTTTCTCGTTATTGCGTAGCTTGTTCAGCGCCGCTGTTTCGATTTGCTTTACCCTTTGACGTGACAGCCCAAGCTCTGCGGCTACTTCTGTCAGTGTCATCTGCTCTGCGAACTTGCTCATCTGCCCCCCAGAAAAAAAGCCGCTTATGCGGCGGCCCGTGATGCGATAACTGCTTCTAGCTCTGCCACTTCTTCTTGAGCCTTCGCAATCAAGTGCTGTTTAACCTGAATGTTGTAAGCGTAAGCCTCTAAAGCCTTGTGGCTGTAACCACGGCGACGCTCAATTTTTTTAGCAAAATGCTTGCAGTCAGACTGGTGAATCTGGATGCGAGATTTCTGGTTTTTGAGTGCGGTTATCAGCACCTCTGTAGAAAATTCTTCGTAGTTGAAGTCTGTCATGTCGTTGATTCCTCATATCAGTGACTATGGGTACTAAGATAGTACACCCCTGCATAACTGTCAACACTTTTCTTTCATGAGATGCACTTTTTTTTACTTTTATGGGGTGTGTGTCCACGAATCGCCATTTCAAGCTGTCTAGCCGCTGTAGTGTCGGGCTATTTCAGCAACAAATTGGTCTTTGTTTGGGTGTCGTGAAAGGTTCTGCAAGTACTTTTGCTCGCTCACCCCTTCATCGCGACCCAATCGAGCCAGCAACTCAACGACCTTATCTGTGACGACTAGCTTGTGGCGCTCGGCAAAATACTGCCGCTGTCGGTATACACACATACACAATCCCTCGTGAGGTTTGTCATGCGTATTATACTATGATTAGTTAAATGAAACTATGACGTAATCGGGGTTTTGCTCTTTCTTGCGTATCTCTTCGCGATAGTGCTTGGCGATCTCGTTGCGGACAGCTTGAGTCATTTTGAGTTTGCCACGCATTTTCTCGGTCAATAATTCTAAATGACCTGCGCCCAACTCTGTCTCTAGCCAGCCTGCAAAAGCCAAAGGGTTTTCAGTGAAAAACCGATGATGGTAGTTGCACAAGGTGACTGCGTTGTCCATCGAGCATCGGCCTACCTTACTCCTGCGACCGTAAATGTGTGCGCACTCTAAGCTCTGATCGGTGCCGCAAACCAAGCATCGACCGTCTCGTAGTCGAACTGCTTTACTAAACGCGATGTCTGCGTTGGTTCTTTTTATCGCCATAGTAAGTCTCTATAGTAAATCGTCGCTCGCGCAGTATGGCTTTCTCTGTGTGTCCGCAACTGCAAGCCCAGCCTTCTAGCCTGTAGTCAGCCGCCGTAAACATCGGCACCATATCTTTCCAGCACTTAATGCATACCATGCTCTGATCGCCAATCCTCGACTGTTGTCAGTAATGCTGTCAGCCAGCTTGTAGTGAATGAGTCAATGTCAACGTCGATCGTTATGCCTTCAGGACAAGCCACGTCGATGTACACGTCTGTCATTTGATCGTTACCCATGTTGGTGGTCGCCGCCATAATCGCCTCAACCCGACAGACAACAGCGCCGCCGTCAGGCAGTGGCATTGATATGATTGGCATTTTGGTCACTATAGCGCCTCGATCCCTACCTTGAAGCGGCTAAACTCGCCATGCTCCTTGTCTAATACTACACAAGAAATCGAACGCTGTGCGCCATAGCCGCTCGCTGAGTGCCACGCGTCAGGCGGTGGCAATACGCTCCAGCTTTCCCACGTCAAGCCGCCTAGCTCCTCTGCCTGCTTGTGGTGAATGTGACCTGTCCATGCAAAGCGATATTTACTGCGGCCCCACTGCTCCGCGTAGTCGCGAGTAATCGCCTCGTACAACTGGCGCGTGCGGATCTTGTCGCCGTGATGCGTGACTACAAAGTTTTTGCCCCACTCAAAGTGGATAAACTTGTTGAAGTTGTCCAGCACCTTCACACGCTTATCTTTCTCGTAATACATTCGGAGCATTTCATTGAGCCACAGCGACGCGTCAGGGTCGTGGTTGCCGCGAGCGTTGATCAGCCATACTTCATCATACTGCTGAAGCATTCGGGTCACGATGATTTGAAACAGATTGCCTGCGGCTCGTATTGTCTTGCCTTGCCTGCCATCTACGTCAAGGGCCGTCCCTGAGCCTGTGTCGCCTTTCAGCGAGTTGGCATGGATAAGATCACCCACGTTGAGCAAAACGCCTACAGCGCAATCCCCAGTGCTTTGCATGAGCTTGTCTACCCCTTTGACCAAGGTATCTTGAGCTATCTGCAAGTCCCACGGATCGCCGCCTGTCTCTGGCGACCAAGCCAACATACCTAAATGGTGATCGCCGACAATGGTGACTGCCATACGGCTTTTGTGCTTTTTCGTTTTGGGTTTTGGCACGGGTTTTGCTAAACCCTTTAGCTCGTCTTTTAGCCCGAGTTTGAAGTGATCCAATGCGACGCGCAGTGCGTGTTCTTTGTCGCTTAGACTTTTCACCCATTGACCGACAGGCTTGCCCTCGTCGTTGTAGTAGGTCGAGACACCCTTAACGGTAAAGCCTTCAGGGACAGGGTGCGTGTAGTCGTGGTCTGGACTGTAACCCTGCTTTGCGGCTACTGCCTTCACTGCTTGGATGTGAGTCACTACAGTGCCACGGCCTAAACCTAACTCACTTGCGATGACTCTTTGGCTTTTGCCTTGTTCTACTCGGCTAATTACTTCTCTTTGCCTTTCGGTCTTACAAAACTGCATAAGGCTCATGCCTACCCCCCCAGTTTTGAGTACTCCGAATTTTGAGGTTTCGTGAGCTTGACCCCCAGATCAATGCACCACGCCTCTACTTGTTGCATGAAGTATAACATTTCGCCGCGATCTAGGTTTGAAGTGCGCCGAACTTGCGCAGGTATATGAGTATTTGAAATGTCCAAGTCCTCGGTGCCAAGGAACTTGTATTTGACCATAACCTTAATGTCCTCCTCTGTACCAGTGAATGCGTTGCGCTTCTTAAAGTGCCTGTGCATATCGCGACACCAGACATGAAACAGATCATTTTGACTAAGTGAGCGCCGTGGCTTGTACTCCTTTACCTGCCACGACACTGGCTTGTCCCAGCACCACTCTTTTTCGAGGAACGTCTGAAACGCTTTAAGTCGATCTTTGATTTCGATCGGATCTTTTATCAGCCAAAACTCACCGAACATACTCGTAATCCTGCGGCGTTAGCTCTGGCAAGCGACAAGCGTCGTGCTTTTCTGAAGTCTGTTTACGGGTGCGGAAAAACCCATCGTACTGCGGGTACTGCTCCATAAACTTGCGACTATAAAACGGCGCGTGATTGTTGTTGATTTTAAATTGATTCACTCCGTCGCCGCCGACATCTTTCTCCCAACGGATGCGCTCTATTATGCTGTTGGTCGAATAGCTGGCGTACCCCCTATTGATCATGCTGATACTGAATTGCACGAACATTTGGTAAACCTCGGGATGCGCCTCGTGGAAGTTGTCGAACTGCTCTTGCATTTGGTCCTTTCTAGTTTCACTCATTTGGTTACCCTCTCACCATTAAAAGTTACATACTGCCCGTATTTCTCAAGGCACAACTGTCGGAAACTTTCGCTTTCCATGAAGTCGTGCGTGTCGTCATCGAGTTTGGTCCATTTGCGAAAAGGAATAACGCCTGTCTGCTCTGACGTTTTTTGCGCAAAGGGACTGATACCTTTCTCCATCTGTGCCGCTTTCTTAAGCCAGTTGTTGACGAATGACTTGCAGTTTTTCTTTCGTCGAGCAGGATTGGCATCAACCCAACATTCAGCCGCGTCATACTCTAAAAATACATCGACGTTTGGATAGGCGTGTTGCCACTTAATAAAATCCTCATCATCTGGATAGTATTCTTCGCCGTAAAAGTCTTTCATTACCCTTCTCCTTTTTTTTGACAATAGGGATCATTTAGAGGCGGTTGTTGCCCTATACACGATCCTAGCTAGTCCATCACATACACAGTATCAGTTCAGATCATTTACGGCTCTGCCAAACCGCGCCCTTACTACATGGCAACATAACAACTGTTCATCCCCGCCTCTAAAGGTCGTGAATGTGATTCGGCTTTCGTGAGCGACTGCACCTGAGACAGCACTATTTGACTAGGCTCGACTAGGCGTACTTTGGTGAGATAAGAAGTGACAGGTATACAGACAGCTAGATTGCTGTATAATTTCCCTATCCTATGTACGCAAACTAAGGATGCCACAAGCGATAACCCTTCCGCAAGTGGTTATGGGCCACCTCCTCAGTGGCCCTTTTTTTTGCCTGTTAATTAGGCTTGTAAACACGCCCACAGCCTTCGCACTTATGCACGTTGCCTGAGCTTTTTGTCGAACCACCACATGGACACTGCATTAACTACCTCCCTAAACTCACAAAGTCCTCGATCGACAGACCGAATCGCTCGCTCATTTGAACCACGCG